CAGTAAACAGTACACCCCTGGTTGCCCTGTAGATCTGGCATCTACCCCGCGACAACCTCCACTTTCCTTGACTTCACTTCAACGCCGGCTACTCTTACCAGCGAGGTTACTTTTCCCTCCTTCGGATTGCAGAATTAACTGCTGCTGCGACTAGGACTTATCCGGTAGTACCTTTCGGTGACCCTTCCGCCCAGTTGTTCCCCACTCGAGGTGGAAATGACGACCGTTAAATGGTGGTCCTCTGCCAACGCATGCTCCTACGAGGAGATCTAATAGGTAACCCAGCATACCATTTGTTCCGACGCGAAGCTCAGCCCGGTGCTAAGCTTCGGCTGCAACCAGCCAGAAACGATGTGGAACCCACGGATCCCGTCGCTAGATGTCCAGTGCTCCATCCTCATGAAGGATGAAGCCCCTATCCCAGTTCCTTCGGAACTGCTCAAGGTCATCTAGCCCTCTCGATTCCTCGGCAGACACAAAACTGGCCGGAACCAGATTCATGTCCCCCTCCTTTTCACGAAGGGAGGATAACTTCGGTCTTCCTGAGCCGACAAAACTCAGGTAAGACTTACAGGGCTGGACCCTATAATGGTAACTCCGACGTACTTTCCCGCAGGACGGAGAAAATACGTCTCTCTTCGAACCTCCCCAGCGCCCGTGTCTCCACATGACAACTCGTAAGGCTTCTGCCTCCACGGGCGTAGGATCCCTTCCGGTGATCCTAATCAGCTCCTCAGGGAACACAACATCATCCGATGGTTCCGGCAAGGGCGTCCAAGCGCGACGCACCCTGAGGCCCCTCTCTCGCAAGTAAGAGGGGTAGGTCGTATGACCTAGCTGGCTGGGAAGGAAACCCCAACGGCGACCGATTCGACACCTTTGAAAGGCGTCCACGAACCCGGGAGATACAGTGACGGCTTTCGCCATATGTATCATGCCGGGGAAATCGGCCACCGCTCCTCCTCTCCGAAGATGGCGCACTTCGCGCCACTTCCTTCCACTCTTTAAGAAAACGGTCGAGTTGAGCTCGGCGACGTTCTCGGCACGAATTGTCTTATCAGTGTTGAGTCGGTACCCCGGAGGATAGTCCTGCACACTAATAGCTCGTCCGGCAGAAATGACAGTGTCATCACCGTTGACGAGAAAACGTGCCCCCACTTGGTCCCGAGCTGCCCAGGAGGCAGCGCAGTAGGAGTGGATACAGAGAAGAGGGAAAGAGAGGTAGGCTCCCTGCATCTGTCCATGACTGACCCTTAATGTTCTTCCACTCGATCCCTTAAAAGTAGGGAACAAGGAAGTCTTAGCGAACGCTCTAAGACTACGAGGGATCTTCACAGAAGTGAAGAACAGAGCATCAAGGATGGCTTGCGAGATATTCAAGTCAAGCCCGTCGGTTGCCGCCACCAGATCTACCGAGGTCTGGTGGGCGTTCACAAGGACAGAAGCCATCTTTTCTTCGGTCGGAGGACCGCAAAGAATCCAATCTTGCTTAGCTAATTGTGAATACATCAGCTTATGCAATGGCGCAAGAAGCTCAACGTCTTCATCGAAGATGAGCATCGGTCTTGTCTTGCCCGTAGAAAGGATATCTTTGTACCGCCCCGAGAGCTGCAGAGGAAGGTCCTCGCACTCCTTGGTAGTAGCGGTAAAGAATTCGCCTCGTCTCCCTGACCAGAGCTGGTCAGCACGGCCCTTACAGGCACGAGAGGACGGGTTAGGAACATGACTCCCGACGAAGGAGTGGTAGTTCCTATCCCATCCGGGAGGAAAGGCGCCGGTTACAACACGTCTAACGTGTGCGATGTAATCCGGAGATGGGGGAGGGGGTTGAGAGCACGCGGTCTTCTCCCACTGAGACCGCGCGGAGGGAGTGTGTCGGCGACAACTTTTCGGCAAGTTGCGCTTAATAGAAGAACAGGAGTGAGCAATGCTCCACCTGTCCCGGCGACACAACCTCTGCAGAGTGCAGAGGCCGTTTTCCCCTCGTCGTTGACGACGAGGGAAGGCTACAGAGGTCCGCTCCTTACCCTGTAGCAAGAGGAATGAGAGGAAACGAGAGAGATCACCAGGGCTGCAGTCCGGTAGCTCAGAGTACGGAATACCGTACCTGACCCGAAGCAACAGCAACCCATTGTGGATCGTTTCCTTGGTGAGTCGATCGCTCTTAGAGCAATCGAAACACCGCTTAACCGTCGAACCACTGGTGGGATTATCGACGGAGCGCGTTACGTGCGCCACGCGGCTACTGCTGCGCTGGAAGGCGAACTTACGCAGATCTGTTCTAGGCATAGACCAATAGAGCAGAGTTTCC